TTAACGCCAGGAGCGCGCGAACTCCAGGAATGCGTCGTTCTCTTCGGGTGCGCCGATGGTGACTCGCACGCCGTCGGCGCCGAAGGGGCGCACGATGATTCGGGCCTCGGCGGAGGCTTGTGCGAACTCCGACGAGCGACCGCCCAGCGGTAGCCACACGAAGTTGGCCTGCGATGGCGGCACCTGGTATCCCGCCTCCCGGAGTGCTTGGGCCACTCTTATGCGTTCGGCGACAACATCATTGGTCCGTGTGAGGAGTTCCTCTGCGGCGCCCAGCGAGGCCACCGCCGCAGCCTGAGCGAGGCTGGACGCGCTGAACGGCACGTACACCTTGCCCAGCGTGGTGATCACATCGGGATCGCCGATCGCGTAGCCCACCCGCAGGCCGGCCAGGCCATAGGCCTTTGAGAAGGTGCGTAACACAACAACATTGGGATGTTCGCGAACAAGGGCAATGCTGTCGGTGAAGTCTTCGCGCACATACTCGATGTATGCCTCGTCGATTGCGATGAGGATGTGGGGCGGTACCGCCTCGACGAACCGGCGCAGCTCGGCGGGTGGGACCACGGTGCCGGTGGGATTATTGGGATTGCAGACGAAGATCAGCCGGGTGGCGTCCGTCACCGCGGCGGCCATGGCCGCCAGGTCGTAGGTGTGGTCGGTCAGCGGCACCTGAACGGGGGTGGCCCCGGCGACCCGCACCACTAGCGGGTAGGTCTCGAAGGACCGCCAGCCGAACAGCACCTCGTCACCTACCGTGGCGGTGACCTGTACGAGCTGCTGGCACAGGCTCACCGATCCGCATCCGACCGCGATGTGTTCGGGCGGCATGTCCACGTGTTTGGCCAGGTGTGAGCGCAGCTCGGCGTAGCCGTTGTCCGGGTAACGGTTGATCTGCGCTGCTGCCTCGACGATGGCCGTGTGGACGCTGGGCAGTGGTCCGTGCACGGTCTCGTTACTGGCGAGCTTGATGGCACCGGGGACGTTGCGGCCGGGGGTGTACGCCGGCAGTTCGGTCAGCTCGGGGCGAAGTCGGGCAGGCACTGGAACAGACTATCTGTGCATGTTGGACCGGATGGCGACCAACGGCTTTGCCTTCCGGCCTCGCGGGCCTGTACTCTGTGCCCTCGGCGGTTCGGAATCCATTTATGGGTTCCGGTACCCTCGGGAAGTTCAGGAGGCGTGCCAGAGCGGCCGAATGGGACTCACTGCTAATGAGTTGTCCCCTTTACGGGGGACCGGAGGTTCAAATCCTCTCGCCTCCGCGTCGGTCTGCAGGCCAAACCTGTTGACCTGCAACAATTGAATAGCACGCGCCCGTAGCTCAACGGATAGAGCATCTGACTACGGATCAGAAGGTTAGGGGTTCGAATCCCTTCGGGCGCACCACACCATCGTTGCCGCTCGGGTCGTCGTTACCCGGAAGCTGGCGAACGCCAGTCGTGACGTAGCCAAACGAGATTCCAGCCGCCGCGCAGAAGTCGTCCAGCTCCCCGACTTTCCAGTCGGTAGCGCCCGTCATTCGACGCGAGACATACTGCTGAGCCAGTCCGTGCCTGCGGGCGACCTCGGACACTGATACGCCCTGCCTTGCCAGCTCTTCGCGGATACGCCGTACGACGGCCTTGGATCGGCATTCGCCTCGGCTCCCATCGACCAGCATCAATGTTGTCATAAGCGCGTATCTTACCTGCCTAGAGTGTGAAAGCAAGCGCTACGGGAGAGCATCGCCGCGAAATCCGAGTGAACGACCTGACTTCCATGCTTGTAATTCACTCTCTTGCGGTGTAGACCTATAGACCATGCACGGTGAATCACTCTCTGAGAGAGTTTCCGCGAATATCCGCGCCGAGATGGCTCGGGCCAAGCGCACTCAAGCCACACTTGCTCACGAGGTCGGCATGCGCCAGCAGGCACTCTCCCGCCGCATGGCGGGCCACGCACCGCTTTCTGTCGACGAGCTAGCGCGGATCGCCGAAGCTCTCGGCGTCCCGATCACAGCGCTGATCGGCTCCGAGCCCGCCGCCTCCAAGGCGGCGTCGTGAGCGCCGTTGCGCTGGTCGTTCTCGGCTCGTCGACCCTCACGGTTCTCATGTCGTGCGCATCGATCCACTTCTCGCGTCGCGCGCGGAAGAGCTGGGAACAGGCGGAAGCCGATTGGAAGCGGGCCGAGGCGAGCTGGCGGCAGCAGGCCGAACGACGCAATCGCTCGCACGTGGACTTCACCATCGGCGGAAACAAAAAAGCCTGAACCGTCATGCCCCACAACTGAATACAGCAGACGGTGGCGAGTGATTCATCTTGCCGGAAGCCTCACTCGCCACCGTTCCTACCAGCAATCCTACGAAAGGACTGCCATGTCGAACAATATCCCCGTCCCTGCTCAGCGTGTCGATCGTGCGGTGAGCTTCGTATCCAGAGCCGTCGGCGGCCCATCGCAAATTGTTGAACCGTTTCTCTATCACTGGAATGACATTCCCGGTCGCACATTCGCCGAGGTAGAAGCCGCATTCGAGCGCGCAATCACACTCGCCGAGGCGGGTGTCCGATGAGCAGCTACGACAAGATCACCGTCGCCCTGGCGGCTATCGCAGCACTGGCCGCGATGCTGCTCGCATCCCCCAACTCGCACGCCGACCAGCTGGCGGGCGTCTTCACGCAGGCGGGGGTGACCGCGTGAACCTCACGAAGCTCTTCGGGCTCCGCCGCCGCATCTCTGATTCACGGAATGTGTTGCAGCTCAACAAGGCCATCGACAGGGCGGGCTCCGCCATGGACGCGCTCACCGAGACCGCCGAGGCTGCCGGGTTTGACCTGGGGCCCGATGCAGACGGTATAGAACTGGCGCTGGTGGACTTCTTCACCGACCGCGACACCCGCGACGAGTCCAGCGCAGTGATTCGCGCGACGGGGGCGGGCTGGTGACGACTCACTATCTCAAGATCGAAAGCCATTGGCACGACCTGCTCTACGACGGCTGCAAGACGTACGAGGTGCGCCGCGCTGATCGCGATTACCAGAAGGGCGATCGCGTTCTGTTCAAGGTGGGACCGTCCGAGGCACTCTCGTACGCGGCATGGACCATCACGCACGTCATGTACCAGGCCCCGTGGGTGGCCGATGGCTACGTGATTCTTTCGCTGGAGCATCCTCACAAGACCGAACGTGAACGCCAGTACCGCGACCGCTACGAGATTGTCGAGAGCCTGCGCCGGTCCAATGCCGCGCTGCGCGGGGTGATTACGCGTCTGCGCAATCGGATCAGCATGCAGGAGCGGCGGTGGTCGGTCGGATGAGTCTCAACATCCCCGAGGGCTACGAGATTCAGTACCTCATCCGGAAGCCCGACGACACGCTGGTGCTGAGCGCAAAAGACCAGCCCGCCTACTGGAGCGACCGATCCGAATGCGAGCAGATGCTTAAGCATCTGGCCGAGCACGCCGAAGCGCTCGGTATCACCAATTACCTTGCCACTGTCGAGGTGCGGCTCTGCTCTCCAGCGTTCGCGCTCGATGCCCCGCTCGCTGGGTTTATCGACGAGCTGGAGAGCTGGCGCAAATCGAATGGGGGGCAGGGGTGAGCACCCACTTTTGCCCGGTCTGCTGGCGCGAGGCTCAGCAGACCATGAACGGCAACATCTACTCGCACTTCGACGGCGCAAGCAACGAGTGCCCCGGAAGCAACCAGCCATTCACGATCGCCATCGTCGCACCGAGTCGGATCACGTTGCGGCACATCATCAAAGACATTCATGAATTACGGGAGGCAATCGCAGCATGACCGAACTGACTCGCGATGGTGTCTACGCCGGCATCTCCGATATCGAGTACCACGCTGACCGATCAGCGCTGTCTAGCTCTGGTGCGCGACTCCTTTTGCCGCCATCGACACCAGCCGCATTCCGGTGGCGCATGGACAATCCACAGAAGACCAAGCCCGAATGGGACTTTGGCCGCATGGCACACCGCGTACTTCTGGGTGCTGGTGCTGAGCTGTGCGTGCTGGAGCCAGCCATTCACGGTCTCCTCAAGGGCGGCGCCGTCGCGAAGTCTCCCCGAGCCACTGACACGTGGAAGGAAGCCGAGGCCGAGGCGCGCGCCGAGGGCCGGGTGCCTGTGCATGTGGACGACTACCAGATAGCGCGGACCATGGCCGACAGGGTGCGCGAACATCCCACCGCCGGGCCACTATTCGCAGCTGCCGACGGTCAGGCCGAAACATCCCTCGTGGCCACCGATCCCGAGACTGGCGTGCGTCTAAAGGCACGACCCGACTGGCTGAATCCAGCGGGCGACCGGCTGACCATCGTCGACTACAAGACCGCGGTCAGCTCGGAAGTGGACGCGTTCTCACGCAAGGCAGCGGACTTCGGCTACCACATTCAAGAAGCGTGGTACCGGCACGTTGCGCAACTGCTCAAGCTGCATGACAACCCGCGGTTCCTGTTCGTGGTGCAGGAGAAGGAAGCCCCCTACGAGGTGTCGGTATTCGAGTACCAGGACCCCATCGACAGGGCCGAGAGCAAGCGCCAGATGCGCGAGGCGATCGGCATCTACCAGCGCTGCAGCGCGGAGGGGAAGTGGCCGGGCCGCTCACCCGAAGTTACTCCAATTTTCTTGCCCCAGTGGGCGCACGGCGACGACGAAATGGATATCTGAGATGGACATCAGCGAGACCATAGTTCCGAAGTCTGACCAGCTGAATGCCGAGGATCTGCTCGTCGGACCGAAAACGGTGACCATCAAGGGTGTTTCACGAGGCGATGCCGACCAGCCTGTGAAAGTCGCCCTTGTCGAGTTCGGGGATGGGCGCCCGTTCAAGCCGTGCAAGTCGATGCGCCGCGTGATGGTCGCGGCATGGGGCCCTGACGCATCGAAATACCAAGGTCGGCGCATGACGCTGTACTGCGATCCCGCGATCAGGTTCGGCGGCCAGGAGGTCGGCGGCATCCGGATCTCGCACATGAGCGACATCGACGAGCGGATGACGGTTGCGCTCACCGTGACCCGGGGCAGACGGGCACCGTTCATCGTCGACCCACTGCCAGCTGCCACCGATGCGATCACCCCCGACCAGTCCAAGCGGCTCTACGCGCTACTGCTCGAATGCGGCCTCGACGACAAGGACGTCGCGCTCGCGTGGATCGGTCGAGCCATCGGTCACAGCGTCGCCGGATTGAAAGACCTGACCAGCGCCGAGGCCGATAAGGCGGTCGAAATCCTCGAGAACGCCGGGCAGCAACCCGACGAGGAAAACTCCGAAATCGTCACACCGGAGCCGGCCGAATGAGCGCGCCAGCGGTGCGCATGATCACCGACAAGCAGCTGTACAAGCTCAACATCCTGTCCAAGGAATGCGGCCTCGTCGATCGCGCTGCACGGCTCAAGTGGATGAGCGATGAGGTTGTGCGCGAACTGAAATCGTCCAAGGAGCTGACCTGCGACGAGGCAAGCATGCTCATCAAAGTTTTGGAGTACGAGAAGTCTCGGCGTGCCCAAATATCCGAAAGCACCACCACCGCAACAGATGAAGGAGTCGCATCATGGCCGAAGTAACCGAGAAGCCCGCCGATCTCAAGTCCACCAACGAACTCGACAAGTTCGACGACGGCGTGGCTGCCGGCCCGACCGAGATCCGGCTCGGTCAAGCCCTACTCATGACCCTGAGTGATCCGCCCGAGGCCGGCGAATACATCGACATATCGGCGCGCCTGTACATCAAGCACGCCGGTTTCGATCAGAACACCCCCGACAGTCCGAAAGTGCCTGTGCGTCAGGCCAAGATCATTGTTGCTTGGCCACTCGGCGAGCAGATGCCCAAGCCCAAGGCCAAGAACGGCGCCGAGGTCCCCGAGTGCGATGGCCAAGAGCCCCTGTTCGAAGACGATGACGACGAGGACCAGAACGGCACCGACGATGGCGGCCAGGAAGACGGCCAGGGTGACGACGGCAACGTCGTGTCCTTCACTGGCGGGCCGGCGTTCTCCGACGGCACCGACGAGGACGGCAGCGAGTAAGTGCCCACCCAACCAGTCATCGACCACCGCGGCGATTCTGCTCCCGCCACGGTGGTCGATGACTACCCACTCGGCGAGCACCCACCCGTCACCTGGTGGCAGGTGCAGAACATCCCGTACGGGGTGTACGTCGAAATCATCGTGCCGGTAGCCATTTCGGCTATCGAGGCCACGCTCGACCTGATCTCGATCGCGCTATTCGGCAAGCCCTGGTCTGAACTGGCAGGCCCGAAAGTGAGAGTGCTATGACCGATATCGTCTTCATGGACACCGAGACCCTCGGGCTCGATATCGACGCGCCCATATGGGAGTTCGCGGCAATCAGGCGCCATATCAACAGCCCAGAAGTTGCCGACGCGAGCGGCATCACATCCACAGAATGCAGGCTTCACATCCAGATTCACCACTACCCCGACCCATGGCTTGCCGGACCTGATGCGCTACCCGAGCAGTTCGCCGCCGATTACCGCGATCGGTTCGACCCGGCCAATGCCCTCAGCATCCCCGTGGCGGCGGCGCTTATCGAAGGATTCCTATCCGGTCGTCCCCACATCATCGGCGCCGTACCGAGTTTCGACACCGCCCGGATCAGCCACCAGCTGTTGCGCCCCGCCCGCATTCCTGACCCATGGCACTATCACCTGATCGACGTGGAGAACGTCGTTGTCGGGTACCTGGCAGGCAAGGGTGAGTTGTTCCCGCCGCCATGGAAGTCGGATCAGTTGTCGGCCGCCGTTGGGGTTGACCCGGAGGTGTTCGACCGGCACACCGCCATGGGAGACGTGCTCTGGACGCGGGCTCAATGGGACGCAGTGATGGGGTGCAGCCCTCGTGAATGACATCTACGCCGCCGAGCGCGACGAAGCACGCGCCGCGCGCAACGCCATGACCGAGATGAACCGGGCACCAAGACATCCGTACGCACACCTCGGCATGTGCGGCGACCGAGACGACGCGAGAGGCGAGACAACCGCGTGAGTACCCATATTTCGATGACTGATTTCTTCTGCGGCGCTGGCGGTTCCAGCACCGGAGCCATTCAGGTTCCGGGTGTGTCCGTCCGGGCAGCGGCCAACCACTGGCAGCTGGCGGTGGAAACGCACAACGAGAATCATCCCGACGCGGACCACTATTGCGCGGACCTGTCGCAGATCCACCCGAAGTACTTCCCCAAGACGACATTCGGATGGTTCTCGCCCGAATGCACGAACCACTCACAGGCCAAGGGAATCAAGCGTATTGACGCGCAACCTGACCTGTTCGGCGAGTCACTGCCTGACGAAGCTGCCGAGCGCTCGCGGGCAACCATGTGGGATGTCGTCCGGTTCTCTGAGTATCACCGCTACGAAGTGGTATTCGTCGAGAACGTCGTAGAGGCGGCGAAGTGGGCGCCGTTCCACGCATGGCTGGCGGCGATGGACTCCCTTGGCTATGACCACCGGCTCGTCATGCTGAACTCAATGCACGCCCAACTCGGTGGGTTAGGCGCACCACAGTCGCGGGATCGCCTGTACGTGATGTTCTGGCGCCGCGCCAACCGAGCGCCCGACTTCGAGCGCGTGGTGCGCCCCCGGGTCGTCTGCCCCGACTGCGGGCCCGTTAACGCCATGCAGGTGTTCAAGAAGCCTGGCAACACCGTTGGCCGCTACCGCCAGCAATACGCCTACCGGTGCCCGAACGTTAAGTGCCGCAACCAGATCATCGAGCCTTCAGTGCGCGTGGCCGACGAGATCATCGACTGGACACTGCTGGGCACTCGCCTCGGCGACCGCGAGAAGCCCCTCGCCGACAAGACCATGGCCAGGATCTGCGCCGGCATCGACCGCTACTGGGCACCGTTCATTGTCGAAAGACGGCACGACTACCGCGTGCGCGGTCTGGATGAACCGCTATCGACCGTCACGGCCAACGAGACCACCAAGGCACTCGCCATCCCTGTCGAAGGGCGCGAGGGCAAGCAAGCACAACCAGTGTCCGAGCCTATGCGCACCATCACGACTCGCAACGAAACCGGGCTGGCGTTCATGGCCGAACTGCGCGGAGGCAGCAGCGATGTCCGGGCACTCTCCGAACCTCTCTCGACAGTCACTGCTTCCGGGTTTCATCACGGCCTGGTGACCACCTACTACGGCAAGGGCACCACCCGACCGGCCGGTGAGCCGCTGTCGACGGTGACCGCTGTCGAACGCCACGCGCTTCTCATGCGAAACAACACCCCGCGCGGCAACCCGGCCCAGATGGTCACCCCGGTATCCGAGCCCATGCGGACTCTCACCACCGAAGGGCACCAATCGCTACTGTCTGCCGAGCGGCCAACGTTCAACCTTGACGATGTCCGATTCCGCATGTTGGAACCACGGGAACTTAAGCGCGCCATGGACTTTCCGGCTGACTATGTGATCAAGGGCAACCGACGCGAGCAGGTCCGGATGGCAGGCAACGCGGTAACCCCGCCGTCCTCACGGGATCTGATCACAGTGGGTGTGGAGAGCCTCTCATGACCGCGCCCTACTACCAAGACGATTCGGTCACCCTGCACCACGGGGATTGCCTCGACGTGCTGCGCGAGTTGGCAGACAACAGGGTCGATGCAGTGATCACAGACCCGCCCTACTCGCTGAACTTCATGGGGCGCGAGTGGGATTCGCATCGTTCAAGCGATGAGTTCCAGTCGTGGTGCACCGCATGGGCCACCGAGTGCCTGCGCATTCTTAAGCCTGGTGGCCACCTGCTGGCGTTCGGTGGCTCGCGCACCTGGCACCGGCTCTCGAGTGGAATCGAGGACGCGGGTTTCGAGATCCGCGACAGCATCGCATGGCTGTATGGCAGTGGGTTCCCGAAGTCGATGGACGTGCCCAAGGCCATCGACAAGGCAGCGGGCGCACAGCGTGAGGTCGTTGGTCGCAAGGAAGGCCGCGCAGCACAACCTCGCACCGATATGCGCGGTGGCAATTATGGCAGTGGTACCAGCAAGCCAGCCGCCATCGACTTGTCGGCAGTCACGGCGCCGGCCACCGAGGCGGCGAAGCGCTGGCAGGGCTGGGGTACCGCGCTCAAGCCCTCATTCGAGCCCATCGTCGTCGCACGTAAACCCCTGTCCGGCACCGTGGTCGCGAACGTGCTGGAGCACGGCACCGGGGCGCTGAACATCGACGCGTGCCGGGTTGGCACGGACAAGCGAACCAATCCCGCTGGCAGCCAGTCGAGTCTGCAGCGCGTTTCGCGTGTTGAGCAGGGCTATCGCGACAACCTGACCTCATCAGTTGGTGAATCCTCGATCATGTCTGGACGCTGGCCCACCAATGTAGTCCTCGACGAGCACCAGGCCGAAGTACTCGATCGGCAGAGCGGCGTGTCCAGTAGTCGCGTCGGCAGGCCGCGGGGCGCGGCATCCGGTGCGGGCTGGGGTATGACAGCCACGGGTGCCGAGTATGACGATGCGGGCGGCGCTTCCCGGTTCTTCCCGGTGTTTCGTTATGAGGCCAAGGCGCCGACCTCGGAGCGCCCCAGCGCCGACGGTGTGCAGCACCCCACCGTCAAGCCGCTGGACCTGATGCGGTGGCTGGTGCGGCTCGTGACCCCGATCGGCGCGGTCGTGCTGGAACCGTTCGCCGGCAGCGGCACGACCGCCGAGGCGTGCGTGCTGGAGGACCGTCGGTGTATCGCGATCGAACGCGAGGCCGACTACTTGCCGTTGATCGTGTCCCGGTTGCGTAAGCCGTTACAGCAAGGGCTATTCGGGCTGGAGGCGGGCGCATGACCCGCACCCCCGAAAGCTCAGCCGCCTACCGCGACGGCCGGTGCATCGACTGCCTGACTGAGCCGCACAGCGCCGGCCGACCCCGGTGCGACGAATGCCACAAGACCTACCGAAGGGGTGAGTGATGGGCGACAAGACTGGAATCGAGTGGGCAGACGCGACGTGGAATCCGATCACGGGTTGCGACAAGGTGTCTCCCGGTTGTGACCACTGCTATGCCGAGACATTCGCCGAGCGCTGGCGCGGCACCGAGGGCCACTACTTCGCCAACGGGTTCGACGTGCAGCTGCGACCCGACAAGCTCGCGTTACCGCTGCGTTGGACCAAGCCGCGCAAGGTGTTCGTCAACTCGATGTCAGATCTGTTCCACGACAAGGTGTCTGACGAGTACATAGCCCGCGTGTTCTCTGTCATGGCGTGCGCCGAGCGGCACACATTTCAACTCCTGACCAAGCGGCATGGGCGCATGCGGTCGTTGCTGAACTCAGAAGCATTCCGCGAGTTGGTATTCAAGTGCCAAGCGCTGGAGTTACCGGGCGATGTGATGGGCGACTACTGGCCGCTGCCCAACGTCTGGTTGGGAGTGAGCGCCGAGGACCAGAAGCGCGCCGACCTCCGCATCCCGGCACTGCTTGACACCCCGGCCGCCGTGCGGTGGATCAGCGCCGAGCCACTACTCGGGCCGATCAACCTCGATGACCATCTGAGGTATGGCGGCTGCGGCGACTGCGATTGCGATCACGGTTGTCAGGGCGTTGGCGCCAGCATCGACTGGGTGATCGTCGGCGGCGAATCCGGTCCCGGCGCAAGGCCGATGCATCCCGATTGGGCGCGCTCACTGCGTGATCAGTGCGTCACGTCCGGTGTGCCGTTCCTGTTCAAACAGTGGGGCGAGTGGCGTTGGACGCGTGAGGCAGACGACTTCGAGTTTGAGCAGGCGCACGGCGATCTGTACCCGAATGCCAAGTGGGAAACGGTTTCACCTGACGGTGTGATCATCGCTGACAACATCCCCCGGCCGGGATGCGCCACCATGCAGCGCGTCGGTAAGAAGCGCGCTGGGCGCGAGCTGGACGGGCGCACGTGGGACCAGTACCCAGAGGTGGTGCGCTGATGCCTGAACGAATCCAGTTGCGGCGCACGAAGGGATGGCGCAAGCCCGAGGGCGCGATCGTGGTGTCGCGGCCGAGCCGGTGGGGTAACCCCTGGTGCATCGTCGTTGAACGTAGCCGTGGCCGGACCTGGTATTGCGTGCGGCACGTCACTGAGGAACGTCGCCTCGGATCGTTTAGTGTCCCAGAGCACGCCCGGCAGACCGCCACCCGCCAGTACTACTCAGACCTTGTCAACGACCGTCTGCCCTACAGCGTCGATGACGTCGAGCGCGAGCTGGCCGGGCGCGATGTCGCCTGCTGGTGCCCGCCCGCCGTCCCATGCCGTAACGGGCGCATCGACTTCTGGCGGGTGCAATGCCATGCCGACGTGCTGCCCGAAATCGCGAACGCCACAACAGAATCGGAGGTAACGGCGTAATGCCCGTATCCAAACGGCTGAGATTCGAGATTTTGCGCCGCGATGGGCATACGTGCCGATACTGCGGGTGCTCTGCCCCCGAGGTAAAGCTGACCGTCGATCACGTTGTCGCCGTAGCGCTCGGCGGTTCGGATGATCCATCGAACCTTGTCGCCGCTTGCGCCCAATGCAATGCCGGGAAGTCTTCGGTGCCGGCAGATGCGCCCCTGGTTGCCGACGTAGCCGCCGACGCACTGCGCTGGGCAACGGCGATCGAGCTGGTAGCCAATGCGCGTGCGGCCAAACGCGCCGAGTCGGCCCATATCCATGCGGCGTTCATCGACAAGTGGAACACCTGGACTTTCCGCCGTGGCATCCATGACTACCACTTCAACCTGCCGGGCAATTGGCGTGCCAGCGTCGAGCGTTTCCTCGATCTCGGCTTACAGATGGACGACCTACACGAACTGGTCGACGTGGCGATGGGCTCTCGATCAGATGATCCGTGGCGGTACTTCTGCGGATGCTGCTGGCGGCGAGTTGAGCAGGCGCAGAAGGAAGCTCGCGAGATTGTCGAATTCTACAAGGACGCAGATTGGGGACACAATGGCTAGGGAATACGCCCGAATTCGGGTGAGCATCAACGGCGACGACGAGTTCGAGGCGCTGCCCGCCGACGCCCAATGGCTCTACACCCGCGTGCTGCTCACTGATGCCAGCCTGTCCGCTGCCGGCATCGCCGACTGGCGACCGAGCAGGCTCACAGTCAAGGCAGCCGACATGACCAAGGCGCGCCTGGTAGCCGCCGCCGCGGTGCTGGAGCGCCGACGGTTCGTCCTGTTCGACCTCGACACCGAGGAAGTGCTCGTGCGTTCCTATATCCGCAGTGACGAGCTGCTGCGCAACCCCAAGATGGCCGTAGCCGTCGTCAAGGCCTACGGGGCAGTGGCCTCCAAATCGCTGCGTGCAGCAATCATCTCGGAGATCAAGAGGGTGCGGTCCGAGTCTCCCGATTTCTCGTGCTGGACATACAAGGACACCGGCAAGGATCTCGCCGATCTGATGAAGAAAGCCGACGCGGATTCGGCGCCTTACACCAATGCCTATCCGGTGTCGATTGGTGATGCCGATTCAGTTCCCATCGCCAACCAGAACACCAATCAAAACGGTAATCCAGACCCCGGCACGGAATACCAACCAGAACACCAATCAGATTCGGTCCCGATTCCCTGCAACCTACAGCCCTCAACCTACAGCCATCAGCCAGAGGGGTTAAGTAACAGGGGTACCTCACCAGCCGAAGCCGAGCCGGACCCCCCACCCCCTCACTGCTCGAATCACCCTGGCGGAACCAACGACCCGTGCCGCGCCTGCGGCGACGCCCGGGAAGCACGCAAGCGGTGGGACCGGGCGGCAAGCGAACGGCAACGGGCGCAACGCGAAGCCGAGCAGCAGGTCGCGTACGAAGCCAAGCTCGCCGCCATCGCCCTGTGCGAGCTGTGCGACGACGACGGCTACCGCGGCACCCACGTCTGCGATCACGTCGACCGCGGGCAGACGGCAGCCAAGGGGTCCGCACTCGCCCGCGCCGCACTCGAGAAGGCGGCCGGCGATGAATGACCGCGAGGTTGACGAGCGCGTGGCCAAGATTCGCGCGTGCAGGCACAACCGATGGCACTACCGCGACGCCAACGGCAATCGCCGCTGCTGGGACTGCGAGGCGTGCGTCAGACATAACCCGATCGTCCCGATTGTCGCCGTGCACAAGGGGCTTGACCGATGAGCGAGCATCCCCGTCAGTACGTGCCCCGACGACCGCGCCCCAATGCGTCCCGCGGTCCCGTAGTCGCCGCCTATGCCGACAAGATCGATTACCCGTGCCAGAACTGTGGTGCCGAGTCCAACAGCTGGTGCAAGACACCTGAGGGCCGCGACCAGATCGCCCCGTGCTGGAACCGCGGCGCCATGGTTGGTGCGCGATGAGCACCCTGTGGATGTTGCGCCAGATGGGTTTTCGGCCCTGGATCGCATGGCAGCTGGTGTGTCTAGCCGCCCGCATCCACAACCCGCAATGGGTCGAACACATCACCATCACCACCCCCGACGGCAGCGCATGCAGCATCGAGATCATCGGCGACGAGTACGGCAGCGGGATATCGGCGACCACCGGCATCGGCTGGTGCGACCAGCGCGACGGCACCGAGGCCGCCGACATCGGTGGCGGCGTGCAACTGCATCACTACTGGCCCAAGCGAATCGAAGATGTCCGATGAGCGCCGCGGGCAAGATCCCAAAACTGGCCAACCCCAAGTCCCCCGCAGTCCTGGCCGCACTGCGCATCCCATGCCCGACATGCAAAGCCGCGCCCCAACAACGGTGCCGGGGCCTGAACTACCGCATCGTCCACTTCGCCCGCTGCACCTTCAAGGAGATCCCGTGACCATCGACGAACTCGCGAGCGCGATCGAGGAAGTGTCCAACTACCGCGAGGGCGCCCTGATCATCACGCGCACGGTCACCTACGGACCGTGGCGCTACGTCACCCCCGAGGAAATGCAGGCCGCAGAATGAGCGAGCACCCGCGCCCGTACGTCCCGCGACGCCCTCGCGCGAGCGCTGCACGCGGCCCCGTCATCGCCGCCTACGCCGACAAGATCGACTACCCGTGCGAGAACTGCAGGGCCGAACCGAACGGCTGGTGCAAGACGCCACACGGCACCGACGCAATCGCGCCGTGCCTCACCCGCGGCTCGAAAGTTGGTGCGCGATGAGTGAGAACTGGCGCCCTGTCTGCGGCTACGAGGGAATCTACGAGGTCAGTGACCTTGGGTCTGTGCGCAGCCTGGACCGACTCGACGCGCGAGGATGGCGACGCCGCGGGCACATTCTTCCGCAGACGCCGCATGTCCATTCTGGACGTCCTTCCGTCTCACTGACCAAGCGAAATCGACAGGCGAACAGGATGGTTCATTCGCTGGTGCTTGAGGCATTCAAGGGCCCACGCCCCACCGGGCTGGAGGCATGTCACGCCAATGGTGACCGTACGGATAACCGACTCGCCAACCTGCGCTGGGATACCCGCTCAGCCAATCAACTCGACGCTGTGCGGCTTGGAGAGCATGCACTCGCCTCTAGGACCCACTGCAAGCGCGGTCATGTTCTAGCCGCTCCCAATCTGTGCAACTACGGAATTTCCAAGGGGGTTCGCGCTTGCCTCGCATGCAACAAGGGGCGTCGATACCGCTCGCGTTCGCGCGAACACCTCGATCTACAGACCGCATCGGACCTGATATACGAGCGGATCATGACGGGCCAATTCGAGCAGGGGGCATGCAAGTGACGACGGTTTTAGGCATCGATCCGAGCCTACGTAGCACTGGCCTTGCCGTGCTGACCGATGGCCGGCCGACCGCGCTGCACTCGATCGGCTACGGCGGCCACGACGGCGATTCGTACGCAACCCGCAGCCGGCGCGTCCGCGCAGTGTGCCGGTCTGTCATCGAATGGGCACTGCGCGACGGCCGGCCCGATCTCGCCGTCATCGAGGGCCCCGCCTACGGCCAGTTCCTGCCCTCGACGTTCGACCGCAGCGGGCTATGGCACGGGCTATTCGGCGCGCTGGACGCCAAAAAGGTTCCCGTCGCGGTAGTTCCCCCGCAGACCCGCGCCAAGTGGGCCACCGGCAGCGGTAGGGCAGAGAAAGGCGAGGTTCTACTCGCCGTCCGCGATTGGTTCCCGGGCGTCAAGGTTCTCAACCACGACATCGCCGACGCCGCAGTGCTCGCGCTCATGGGCTCGGTCCAGTTCGGGGAGCCCATGCCGCCGATGGTTCAGGAACGCCAGGAGGCGATGAAGACGGTTCACCAGCCAGTGACCGGCAAGGACGGGCGCACCGTCTGCACATCGTGCCGCCCGGTTGTCCGCTGGCCATGCATCACCGCCCTGTACGTCTACACGACAGCGGAATTGGAGCGATTGGAGGCAGTGGCATGGCCGCGATGAGCGATTGGGACCGAGTGCTCAAGTGTTGGCCCGCACTCGAATGGGGCCACTTGCCAGATGATCCGTTCGACCCAACCCTGTGGTTCAGCGCGTTCTACAACGACGTGGATCTCAGCACGATCGACTGGGCCGACGAGATGCGCAAGCTGCCAGGACAGTTCACCCAACGCTTGTACTTCCCAGGCTCTCCAGATCAACGAATCATCGCCGAGGCGGTCTACGAATTGACGGGGAGCGACGGCATGACCGAATCGAGTGAGGCGCAGTCGGCCATCGCGGCGGCATTGGATCGCGGAATCGTTGCAGCCTTGAGTGATTCGGGCTGGGTGTCCAACATCGAGGACGATGAGGGCGCAGTGAGGCCCGGGGTGATCCGCGTAGACGGGGTGATCGACTTAGTGACACTGGCCGCCGAGATAGACAAGGCGATCGTACGAACCGCGAAAGATGCGATTGCACAGCTGCTCCAGAGGCACGTGTTTTGGAATGACGAACGCCCGGACGGCGATGTCCGCTATTGGTGCGATTGCGGCAAGGATATGAGCGGCTCAATCGAATGGTCTACGCACGTGGCCGAGGTGATCGCGGACGGATTATGCAATGACTAAGTGCCGCAAGTGCTCCCAGAAGTGCGATCTGTACCTGTGCTCGAAATGTGTCGAGCAGCTGCGTGAGCACGCAACCCAACTGGCTTGGTTGGTTGCGCGGCTCGATGAGACCGTGACCCGCCAAGACAAGCTCGCCAGCGCCACAATCGGCAAGAGCAGCGATGAGCCATTACCGTTCAACGCCAACGCATCAGAGATCGCCGGTCAGGCGCGCGGGACCATCACCACGTGGGTGCGCGCCATCTGTGAGCACCGCGATATCACGTTCGAGCCCGTGCGAGTGATGTCGCTTCACTTCATCGGTCCCCTGCCCGATGAACGCTGGCGACGCATGCCTCGCCGCTACCGGCCCACACTGGCCGACATGTGCGAGTGGCTCGCCGAACATGTGCACGCCATCGCTCTCACTCCTGGCGCCGAAGAATGCGCGCTGGATATGGCCGAGCTGCACGCGTCCATCGTCCGGGCGATCAACCGCCAAGAACGCCATTTCGCCGGCCCGTGTCCCACAGTCAAGGGACATGACCGGCGCGGACAGCAGATCACCTGCGGGCACATGCTGTACGCGGGCGCCGAGGAACAGTTCGTCGAATGCCCCGAATGCAAAGCCAAGATCGACGTTCAGAAGAATCGCCTGCGCACGTCCGTGGACCGCGACCTGATGCCTGAACCCAAGCTGCTCGAGGCCCTGCGCGCCGTCGAAGGTGGCCTCGATGAGGACGGAAACCCCAAGCCGGTGCCGTCCAAAAATCACCTTCGGCGCTGGATCAAGAAACGCCAGCTGCACATCCGGGGCTGGGTCCACCAAGGCCGTATCGTTGAGCATTACATTCAGCGCGGAGATCCCCGGGTATTCAGCTTCAGCCAGGCTCAACACCTGTGGTGGAAACACCTAGCCACCAACGCAACACAGGAACCGTCCGAATTGGAGGTGACGGCGTGAGTGACGTCCAACAGGAGACCTGCTACTGCTACTCGATTGTTCGGGACGACAAGGGGCGGCTGCAATGCCTCAAGCATGGTGACGTTACCGGTCGGCACGGGGATGAGCGGATCGGCAAGGTGCGCCTGGATCAATGGAAAGGCTGGAAGCAACGCGTTGATTGACGGGTGCAACACGGCCTCGAACAGCGTTGCCATTTCAAGCCTCTGACCTGCTAGAATCCGAATTGTCAGGAGTTCACCCTGCCCGAAAAACCCCGGTCTAGCTGGGGTTTTGTCATATCCGGGGAGGCGACCCAATGCCCAGTGCACCACCGCGTGTGTGCGCTCGCTGCCACAAGCCAGCGCCCAAGGGCCGGCCCTGCTCCTGCCGTCCAGCGTGGGAAGGCTCCACCCACGACAGCGGCAATGACCGACGCTGGCAGATGGTGCGCGATGCATACCTGGCCACACACCCGCTGTGCGAACACCCGGGCTGCCCCCGCCTTGCCGACGACGTAGACCACGTGACGCCACTGGCAGAGGGCGGCGAGAAGTACGACCCGCGCAACTTCATGTCCCTGTGCGATGACCACCACAAGGCCAAGACCAACGCCGACGCGCTGCGTGGCAAACACCGTCTGCGGACAGCAAACTCATACGCAAAGAGGCGTGCATAAATATTCAGATGTTTATGCATGGCGTATAACCCCGATTGGCCATATTCGCAGGTCAGAGGGGGTATAGGGGTGAATATCGCTCTGACCAGCACATATGCGACTCGCCGCGGTAGGTCGGCATTTTTCTGCACAACATTCATGCAAGGGGGGTTAATTATGCATAAACCCCATGGCGTGCCAGCAAATGGCTCCCGCGTACAGCAAATAGGTGGTGAGTGATGCCCGCGCAGCAGCCAGCGAAACTGCTCTTGCTCAATGGTCGTGGTGAGGGTCAGGACAGTGCAGGTCGGCCGGTTGCGCAGCCCCCGGCGTTCAAGCGCCTGGCACCGAATCCTCCGTCGTGGCTGTCGCGCGAGGCAAAGGCCGAGTGGAAGCGCGTTGCCCCTGGTCTGGTGCGTCTTGACCTGATCAAGCCGGAGGACCGTGCGACGTTGGCGGCCTACTGCGAGACGTGGTCGCGGTTCGTCGCGGCGACCAGGGATGTGAACGCGAACGGGATCACGGTGCGCAATGAGTCGACCCGCAAGGACGGCTCCACCTCGGTGTGGTGGACGAAGAATCCCGCGGTGGCAGTCGCCGAGCAGGCGTCAGCACGGTTGCTGCAGTTCGCGAACCACTTCGGTTTGACGCCGGCGGCCGAGCGCAACGTGTCCAAGCGAGACGACGATCGTGGCGAGTTCGAGGCGAACCCCTTCGCGGGTGCAGGGGGCGATGAATGACCACGTTTGGTGATGCCCGCCTACCCGCGCGGTTCTGGTCGAAGGTTGAGCAGCCGATCATTCCTGGCGGCTGCTGGCTGTGGGCCGCAGCGCTGGAGCATGGCGGCTACGGGCGGTACTGGTTCGACGGGCTAATGCGGGGTGCCCACCGGGTTGCGTACGAAGCGCTGGTGGATGCCGTGCCCCCGGGTAAGCATCTGGACCACCGATGCCGTTTCCGCAGCTGTGTAAACCCGGATCACCTGGAGCCGGTTACGCAGCGAGAGAACACGTTGAGGGGCATCAGCCTTCCGGCCATGTATGCCCGGCGGACGAAGTGCTCGAATGGCCACGAACTCAGCGGACGAAACGTCATGCCGCGCAAGGAGGGCGGCCGTCGTTGCCGGAAGTGCTGGAGCGATCGTGCCAAGGCGCAGCGCGCCGCCGTCGTCGCCTAGCGACGATTGGGATTCGGCCGACCTTGACGCGCTTAAGCTTTCGCCCGAGGTCGCGTACTACCTCCGCACACGCGGCTATCCGGTACCTGACTGCCCGCCGCTGATCAAGACCCCGGAGCCGCGGGAGGTCCCTGGGGCGCGGTTCGACCCGGAGCGTGCCGACAAAGTAGTTGCTGCATTCCGGCAGTTGCGACACACCAAGGGTAGATTCGCTGGTCAGCGATTCGATCCTGACGTGTGGCAGGTGGCGTACGCGATTGCACCTGTTGCTGGCTGGGTGCATCGTTCTGTGGATTCGGGCGATTGGGTGCGCATCGTCAGGATCGCGTACATCGAGATGCCGCGTAAGAACGGCAAGACGACGACGGCGGCCGGGTGGGGCATCTACCTGACGGCGGCCGATGGCGAGTTCGGCGCGCAGGTGCTCGCTGCGGCGACGACCAAGGAACAGGCCGGGTTCGTCTTCGAGCCGGTGCGGCAGATCGTCAACAAGTCGCCCGGACTCAAGCGGCACCTGCGAGCGCTCAAGCACCGGATCACCCACGCGGTATCGGGGAGCTACTTTCAGCCGATCGCCAACGCGGGTGATGCGCAGCACGGCGCCGACATTCACGGCGCGATCGTCGATGAGTTGCACCTGCACAAGGACATGGTGCTGATCGAGGCGCTGGAGACCGGCACCGGCTCTCGTGAGCAGCCGCTCATCATCTACATCACGACCGCGGACGCTGGGCGCCGGCACACGCCGTACGACGAGAAGCGCTCCCTGATCGAGAAGTTGGCGCGCGGGGTGCTCAAGCGGCCGAGCACTTACGGGGTGGTGTTCGCCGCGGAGAAGCCCGAGTATGCCGACGGCAAGCTGGTCAAGGGCGATGACCCGTTCGCCGAATCGACGTGGCGCAAGTCCAATCCGGGCTATGGGATCTCCCCGACGAAGCAATACATGATTGAGGCCGCGGAGAAGGCCAAGGACTCACCGGCCGAGCTGGCTCGGTTCCTGCGGCTGCACTTGGGTATTCGGACCAAGCAGGAAACCCGGTATCTCGATATCGAAGACTGGGACGCCAACGCCTCGATCGTGGACCTATCCCGGTTGGCCGGTCGGCAGTGCTACGGCGGGCTGGACTTGGGTTCGACGTCGGACCTAACAGCCCTGGTATGGGTATTTCCCACCGAGGACGGCGCGTTCGAGGTGCTGGCAAGACATTGGGCGCCAGAGGATTCCATCGCCGCACTCGACGAGCGCACTGCGAACGCGGCATCGACGTGGGTCAAGCAAGGATGGCTCACCACGACGCCGGGCAATGTGACTGACTACGACTTCATCGAGGCGCAGGTCGGGCGGGACCGCGACGAGTTCCTAGTGCAGGAATGCGCCTACGACCGCTGGAACGCCAACCAGCTGATCAACAACCTGACCAGCGACGGCGCGCCCATGCTCACCATGGGCCAGGGGTTTGCCTCGATGAGCGCACCGACCAAGGATCTGCAACGGCTGATCCGCATCGGCGCCCGTACCGATGAGAACGGCTTGCCGATCAAGCCCATGATCCGACACGGCGGCAATCCGCTGTTGCGCTGGGAGATCGACAACTTCGCCGTCGCGATGGACCCGGCAGGAAACGTGAAGCCGGACAAGGCCAATGCGGGCGACAAGATCGACGGCGTGGTGGGACTGATCATGGCGCTCTCGCGCGCGCTGGCCGCGCGTGAGGTGGCGGGCACGAGTGCCTACGAAGAAGAAGGGCTGATGATTGTTTAGACGTCGCTATGTGGCTGCTGGTCGCAAGGTATTGGTAAACCTGTTCAGTGGCAATGCAATTGAGGGTGTTTGCACTTTCGATGGTCGTGCCGGGATGATCCTGCGCGGCGCTCTGGTCCATGAGCCGGGTGTCGAGCATGCAATGCCTGCTGACGGTGAGGTTCGGATCGATCGGGCCAATGTCGACTATGTGCAGATGCTCTGAGAGGCGGTGTCATGGCGTTCGTCGTCTCTGAGGGCTCGGTACGCGGAATGTCCCGCCCGAGTGTTACCCCCATCCGATCAATCGAGCTGTCGCCATGGGTTGCGATGGACTACTTCGAGTTGTGGCGCAAGCAGCCATCGGTGCGGCGCACGGTGTCTTTCCTGGCACGCAACATCGCCCAGCTCGGCATTCACACGTTCGAGCGCCGCGGCGACAACGACCGTAAGCGTCTGACCGATCATGCCCTGGCCCGACTGCTGCAGCAGCCCAACAGTTTCACCACGCGGTACCGGTTCCTGAACACGTTGGTGCACGACTTCGCGATCTATGACTGCGCCTACTGGTGGAAGATCAAGACCGCGCTCGGGCCACGCCTGGTGCATCTACCGGCGCCGCTGATCACACCCAAGGGTGACAACTGGCTTACCCCTGAACAATTCGAGTTCCGGGGCACCAAGAGCGCGAGGCTGATTCCCGCCGACGAGGTGGTGTACTTCCGGGGCTACGGTGGCATCGCCGATGCGGGAGTATCCCCGCTGGAATCACTCCGGCAGATCTTGCGCGAGGACTGGACCGCTTCGGAGATGCGCGATCAGATCATGCGCAACGGTGCTCGGCATTCCGGATACATCTCGCGCCCTAAGGTGCCCGATGCCCCGAAGTGGTCGGAAGACGCTAAGGCCCGGTTCAAACGCGAGTGGCAATCCGAATACGCGGGCGCGATGGCGGCGAACGCCGGCGGAACCCCGCTACTCGAAGATGGCATGACGTTCGTTGCGGCATCGCAGACGGCGAAAGATTTGCAGTACATCGAATCTCGCAAGCTCACCGACGAAGAGGTTGCGCGGTCGTACTTCATCCCGCCGCCGATGATCGGGATTCTGGATCATGCGACGTTCTCGAATATCGAAGAGCAGCACCAGATGTTGTATCAGGACACCCTCGGCCCATGGCTGACGATGATCCAAGACGAGATCGTGCTACAGCTGTTGCCCGATTTTGAGAGCAAGCCCGAGAAGTTCTATGTCGAGTTCAACCTCATGGAAAAACTCAGCGGCAACGTCGAGAAGCGCGACGCCTCAATCACTCAATCCGTCGGCGGGCCATGGCGAACCATCAACGAGGGCCGCTCGCTTGCGAACTTGCCACCCGTCGAAAACGGCGATGAGCTGATCCGCCCGCTGAACGTCACCCAGAACGGCGACCAGGAACCGATCCCAGCCGATGACGGCTCAGCACCAACCATGACCCCGACGGAGAAGCCGCCGGCCGACGAAACCGAGCAGGAGGACTAATGCTCACCAAGAACACCTCTATCGGGCAGGTCAAGGCCGGACCCGACGATGGGCTCAAAGAAGGCGAATTCATCGTCTACCCATCGACATTCATCAAGCAGCCCGACAGCTACGGCGACATCGTTGCCCCTGGCGCATTCCTCAAGACAATCGCGACGTGGAAGAATTCCGGCCTGGTACTGCCCGGATTGTTCGGTCACCGGATGGATGACCCGGACTTCTACGTGGCCGGCGCCCAGGATATGGGCGAGGACGAGCACGGCTGGTGGGTCAAGGGCCTGTTCGACCTCGAATCGCCGAAGGGTCCCCACGTCTACCGGCTGGTCAAGGGCCGCCGGCTCAATCAGTTGTCATTCGCCTACGACACGATCGACCAGGCCGGTGTTGAACTCGAAAACGGATTGCGCGCAAACGAACTGCGCGAGCTGAAAGTTTACGAATTCTCATTCGTGCCCATCGGCGCGAACCAAGACACCTCCGTGGTGACAGTCAAGTCGATCATCGACCTGGTGTCCCACGAGGTCAAAGCTGGCCGCGTGCTATCGGCCAAAAACGAGAGCGCACTACGTGAGGCGCACACCGCGATCGGCGGCGTGTTGTCGGCTCTCGAAAGCACATCAGACGAGGAAAAGGCCAGCGGCAACGGTCCGTCTCGCCAAGCGCCGGAAGCGGATACGCAGCCGGGACAGCCGCGCGAGGCCAGCCAGAAGTCGTCCGTCGACACCTCGGCGCTGGACAGGCTCGCCGCGGAATTCGCGCTGAGCACCTAACCAACCCCAAGGAGAAAGATCGACATGACGACACTGCAAGAGAAGCTGGAACAGCTCCAGAAGGACGGCAACGGATTCCTGGCCAAGGCCCGGGAGATCGCCGAGAAGCACGGCCAGGGCGGGCAGTCCGAATGGCCCGAGACCGATGTCACCGAATACAGCGACCTGATGGGCAAGGCCACCCAGGTCTTGGATCAGATCAAGGTCGCCAAGGCCGACATCGCGGTCATCGACCAGGCCAAGGCGCTGGGCGAGCAGATCGGCAATCCGATCGAGACCAGCGACGGCGGCGACTACAAGGCCAAGGCGTCCAACCTCGGCCTGGCGGTCGTCGGCTCGCCCGAGTTCAAGGCGATGCTGCACCCGTTCACTCACAACGGACAGATCAGCATCCCCAAGGGCTCGCACCTGTCCTCGGCACCGATCGCGGTCAAGTCGCTGATCACCGGCTCCTCATCGACATCCGGCGGCGCGTTCGTGGTCAACGAGCGCACCGACATCGTCGAGATGCTCGGACGCAAGGAACTCAAGATCCGCGACCTGATCTCGACCCGCCGCACCGGCAGCGACACCGTGGAATTCGTGCGGCAGACCAGCCACACCAATGCCGCCGATGTCGTGCCTGAGGCGACCAGCTCGGCACGGCCGACCGCCCCGGGCTCCGCGGGCCCGACCGTCAACGTCGCCGGAGGCGGTTACAAGCCCGAAGGCTCGTGGGCATTCGAGATCGTCTCGACCACCGTCAAGACGATCGCCGAATGGGTCCCGATCACCAAGCGCGCCTTGGCCGACGTTGCCCAGCTGGAGGGGCTGATCAACGACGAACTGAGCAAGGACGTCGCCGAGAAGGAAGAGGATCAGATCCTCAACGGCTCCGGGTCCGGGGAGAACATCGCCGGCATCAACAACACCTCGGGCATCCAGGCCCAGGCGTGGACCACGGACTTCTTCACCACGACCCGCAAGGCCGTGACGAAGGCCCGCCACGTGGGCCGGGCCAACCCGAACGCGTGGGTGTTTAACCCCGCGGACGCCGAGGCGCTGGACCTGCTCAAGGACGGCGAGAACCGCTACTACTACGGCGGACCGCAGTCGATCACCAACCGGACCCTGTGGGGAATCCCGGTGGTCGAGTCCGAGTCGCAGCCCGAAGGCAATGGCCTACTCGGCGATTACAAGAAGGCTGTGCTGTGGGACCGCGAGCAGACCACGGTCACCATGACCGACTCGCACGAAGACTTCTTTGTGCGCAACCTGGTCGCGGTGCTCGGCGAGGAGCGCGTGGCGTTCGGCGTCACCCGCCCGCCAGCGTTCGTGTCGGTGGATCTGACCGCCTAAATGGCACTGATCGGAGTAGAAGCCGGGGATGGCCCATCGTGGCTGTCCCCGGCCCCACCTCAAGGAGGACCAGTGGAAAAGTACGACGTAGTGGTCAACGGCGTGAAGACCACGCTGCTGCTCAACGATGAGGACGCGAAGGCTAGGGGCCTGTCCCACAAGGATTTGGCATCGGTGCGAATCGAGGCCGAGTTGGCAGCCGCAGCGGCCGAAGCTGCGAAGGCTGCCGCCGAACAAGAGGCGGCCGAGTTGGCGGCGAAGCAACAGGCCGAAGCCGCAGCGGCCGAAGCTGCCGAAGCCGCGAAGGGCGCACCCGCACCGGCCAACAAGGCCGCCAAGGCTCCGGCGAGCAAGTAGGCGTAACAGTGCTCGATACAGCCGCACTGGCGAAGTACACCAAAGGCCGCTTGGTTGCGGATGATTCGGAGACCGAGCGGAACCTCGCGGCTGGACTTGCCGCGGTGCAGCGTTGGTGCGGCTGGCACGTCACACCCGTCAAGGAAGAGCATGAGGTCGAGCTCGACGGGCCCGGGGGGTCGCTGCTACGGCTGCCGACTCTCCGGGTCGTCGAGCTGATCAGCGTCGTCGAGGACGGCGTGACTCTCAATCTCGGCAGCCTGGAGTGGTCCAAGACCGGGCTGGTGCGTAAGAAGTCCGGGGCGCCCTGGTCAAGCAAGCTGGGTGCGATCACGGTGACGATGGATCACGGATTCGTCGAGGCCGCCGACTTCGAGTCCGCGGTGCTCTCATACGCCGACCGTACGTCGCAGGCCCCGACGGGCGGCAAGCCCATCGCGGTTGGTCCATTCCGCTGGCCCGAAGAGAAAGTCATTGCGGGGTCGGCATTTTCCATGGCCGAGTTGTCGATCCTGGACCTGTACCGACTGGAGCCGCAGCCGTGAGCGAGCCGGTGATCCGGCATCGCGGCGCCGGTCGTGACGAAAATGGAAAGCTCACCGCTGACGGCGCACCGGTGCCACTGACTGCGATCGGTGTCGCGCCCGGATCTGGCGGCAGCTCGGCAGGATCGAGCGGCGGCGCAGATCGAGTCGAGCGCGGTCGCACCGGTGAGGACACTCAGTGCGTCGTCTACTTCCTTCCCGGCACCGATCTGGTCAACAGCGATGAGCTGACGGTGCGCGGCAAGCGATACCGCAGTATCACCGTCAACGACTGGAACATGAACGGTCGCGGTGGCCTGGAGGTGCTGTGCGCCAGGGGGCAAGGCTGATGGCCTTCGTACTGGACCAAGAGGGCGGCGCCGAAGTCCTCAAGGTACTGGCGGCCGGCGCGATCAAGGATCTGGCGGGCCAGGTTGCCGATGCGATCGGCGAGGGCGCCGAGGTCAAGATCTACACCACTGACCGCGTCGCGGCTTCGGTGAGTGTGCCCGCTGAGATGCAGGCCAAGGATGGCGTGCTGACTCGTGCCGCCGCGGCGGCGGGGCTGGAGGTGCGGCCCAAGCCTGCCACAGAGAAGCGCAGTCGCGGCAAGGGGCGCAAGGCGCGGCCGGAAGCGACACCCGCGGAGGCGAAGGCGTCCGGCGATGCAAATGAGGCGTGGGTGGCTGCGCGGCGGGCGCAAGGCAAGGCTGGCCGGTGACGCTACCCGCGGTGCGTGAGCCGGTCGACGTTGCGCGGCTGATCAAGGACTGGCTGAAAGCTGATGCGGATCTGGCGGCCCGATTCCCCGAGTTGTCGTTCGTGTTGGAGTTGCCGGCCGATTGGACGCTCGACTCCGATCCGGTGCTGGTGATCGCTGACGACGGAAGCACATTGGACATGTGGCCGGTGGCAACTGATCCGACGATCCGCGGCACGTCGTGGACGTCGGGCCGGGAACCGAAGTACGCGTATGCGGTGATGGCTCGGCTGCTGACCGCACGCATCCCTGGTGTCGCCGCGATCCGGCCCGGTGCCGCGTTCCTGGAGGCCCGCGACAAACGCACGGGCGGCGACCTGATTTCGTTCACGGTTCTTACCCGGGCACGCACCCGATAACTGCGCTGTAGCGCACCGATCAACCCCGCCTACCTGGCGGGGTTTTTTGTTGGCCCGCAAGGGCTCTCACGCCCTTAAAGGAGGGAATCAACAATGGTTGCAAAGATCAATCCCGACGCTACCGTCATCCCGGATAAGGCCGAGGTCTGGCTGATACTCAAGCAGGATGTCCCAGGCAACAACATCGCCGCGAAGATCCCGACGAACGCCACCGCCGACCCCGGCGCCAAGGGCTGGGAGTTCTCCGGTCTGATCGACGACAAGAAGGGCATCCCACTCGACCCGTCCGGCGAGGTCAAGGAATACGACGCGTTCGGGCATCCGTCGTTTCGGATCAAGTTCCGCAAGGGCAAGCTCAAGAGCGGTTTCACCGCGCTGGAGTACAACTCCGTCACCCGCAAAGTAGTGCTGCCCGGCTCCACGCCGGACAAGTTGGGCATCCCCAAGGATGTTCAGATCTACGTGCTGTACCGGTACGTCGATGAGGACATCACCCGCGTGTGGGTGGCGTTGCGCCCGGCGCTGGCCGAACTCAAGAGCCACGGCGGCATTGTCGATGGCGAGCTGTCATTCGCGGAGATCACGGTGCATCACACCGCCGACGCGAATGGCGACGTGTTCAAGTACCTGGACAGCAGCACCGACGACGACGTCACCAAGACGTTCACTATCGGCGCGGGCGTGACCGCCTACACGGCAACGGTGGGTGATGACACCACGGCCTCCCTCACAGCGAAGACGGCGTACGCGCTGCAGTCCGCGATGCGGGACTTGGAATCTGTGCAGGCACTCGACGCGCCCGGTGTGACCGTCGAAGGCCCCGACGGCGGCCCACTGGTGGCCACCTTTACCGGCCCGGTTCCCGCTGTGTCGGCAACCGGCACCGGCGGCACCGTCACTGTCTCGTAGGTCGAAAGCACCCGCCCCGGACGCGACCGACTCCCGTGTCCGGGGCGGGGCTTCACCCAAGCGAGTCGATCCCCTTTCCCTGTAGCCAAGGAGTCGAACATGACCGCACCACGTAAAAGCGCACCGCGCAAGGCAACCCCGGCCGATGCGGCCAAGCCGGACCCGAAGAGGTCGGCGCAGGCACGCAAGGCCGAGGCCGAAGACGGGTTCGTGACCGTCGAGCAGTGCGGCGTCAAATTCCGAATCGGTCTCGGAGAAGACATGCCTTTCGAGGTCTTCGAAGAGATGAGCACCAGGCCGGAACCACAGACCGAGGGTGAGCAGCGTGAGTACAACCGGGCCATCACCAAGGCGCTACTGGGCCCGGATCAGTGGGAAGCGTTCAGAGCTGCGCGGCCCTCGATACGTGACTACAACGAACTCAGCGACAACATCACCGCACTGCTGGGAAACTAATTGGCCTCTGGCGCATACTCATTGAGTATGGCGACGAGATAGAGGCCGACCTAGCCCAGTACTACAACGGACTTGACCTCACCGATTTGTACCGCGGCACACTGTCTATCCGCCGCCTCGGCGTCCTGGTGCGCCAACTGCCGCCGCATTCGCGCACGGTAGCGGCGGTCAACGACGGACAGCCCGGATGGACGGTCACCGATCACCTGATCGCCGATGTGTGGGCGGCAATGGTCAAGTTGCTCGGCGACCCGAAGAAGGTTCCCGACGACATCGACCATCCGACGCGGGCCGCGATGGTCGCCAAAGCTGTTGCTGCAGCGAAAGAAGCGCTCAAGGCCATATTCCTGAAACGCAAAAGCGGTTACGCCAAGTAGCTGACTGACTGTGAAAACTGTTGTGGAGGTGAGATATACGTGACGACGCCAATCGGATATGCGGTCCTGCAGATCATCCCCTCACTCAATGGCGTGACCGAGGCGATCGACAAACAGATCGACGGCAAGGTCGTCAGCGTATCGATCACACCCAAGGTTGATCAGCGCGCCGCAGAGGCAGTCGGAAAGCAGACGCGCGACACCGTCGAGAAGCAGACGACGCAGGTCAAGGTGGAGCCCAAGGTCGACACCCGCGCCGCCGAGCGGGCCGGTAAGACCGCCGGGGACGCAGTTGCCAAGGGAACGAAAGACGCTGTCAGCAAGGCCGATATCGGCCGGGAGGCTGCGAAGGTAATCGTCGAGGGCATCGCGGGCGGCATGAAAGAGGAGCTGCGCGGCGGCCCCCTTGCCGACGAGATGGTTGACGGAGTTGTCAATGGCATCAAGTGGGGCATCGATAACGCTCGTGTCAGCGTCGGCAAGTCGATCGTCGGGTCGATTAGCGACAGCATCAAGGCTGGCAACATCGGCGAGACGATCAAGAATGCCGTGCTACCGCCCTTGGCGGACGTCGGCGCGGCGATACGCAGCGGCGCGGCCGGGTGGTCGAGTGGAATCGCTAATGCGTTGCGATCCGGTGATATTCAGGGGGCAACAGACGATATCGGTAACAGGGTGCGCACCACCACTGACACCATTGCAACCATTGGCGCTGCCTTCGGGTTCCAGCTTGACGGGGTGCGAGAGTTCGGCGAGGGATCGGCCACGACGCTGCAGACCGTGGGCGGCAATCTGCAGAGCATCCTCGGAACAGCAGTCACCGTAAAGTCCACCTTTGCCGATACCGGAGAGCTGTTGGGGTCGGTCTTACCTGGCCGGGCGGGCAGTGGCGCAAAGTCCATCGTCAACTCATTGGGCACCATCATCCCGGTGGCTGGCGCGGTGTTTGAAGCGCTCGACCGGATCACCCAGAACTGGCATGCCGAGCAGCAGGAGCGGTATTGGTCTCGCTGGGAAGCCGATCGGCGGGCACAGGACGCGGGTGTGAAGCCACCGCAACCGGGCGTTGGTGACTTCGGTGGCCCGCCACGGGTGGGGCAGGGCAACGCGGCGATGGCGCCGAAGCAGGTACCGCTTCCTGACCAGATACGCGCGAAAGTTCAAGCCGGACAGCTGCCCGGTTACTCGCTGACTCCCGACGGCCATGTCCTCGGACCGGACGGTAAACCACTTCCCGGGCTGAATGTCGGTGGCTACACCGGGAATTGGCCGGTAGACAAGATCGCGGGCGTGGTGCACGGTCGAGAATTCGTCGTCCAAGCATCATCGCAAGAGTCCATCGAGCGCGACCACCCCGGCTATCTGGATTACGTGAACGCCACCGGCAAGCTACCCGGGTATGCCGGTGGCGGCCTGGTCGCCGGGACTGCCCAGCTGCGCAAGATCATCAGTGATCGATTCGGAATCAGCAACATTGGCGGATGGCGCCCTCAGGACAAGTACGGGGAGCATTCCACCGGCCGCGCGCTGGACGTGATGACCAGCGACAAGACCAAGGGCGATGCGGTCAAGGACTTCGCCGTCGACAACGCCTCGGCCATTGACCTGAAATGGGCGATCTGGCAACAGAAACTCTGGTATCCGGGTGGGCGCTCGGAGAAGATGGCCGACCGCGGTAGCCCGACGCAGAACCATATGGATCACGTGCACATCTTCTCCGGGCCCGGTATAGCCAACGGTCTACTCGGCGCGTTGAAATCCAGGGGCGGCGAGACCGGGCAGGGCGTGGCCGCGGGCGTCAACCCGCCCGTCGGCGACACCGCGGTCTCGTCCGGCGGCACGGAAGCGGTGAGCGCGGCGGCGCCGGGTGGCGGCGGATCGTCCTCCGGTGGCGGCGGGTTCAATCTGCCGTCGTCCATTTCCGGGCTCTCGGGGATCGGGCTGGCCGGCATGGGTGTCAAGTCGCAGGTGCCCGGTCAGCCAGAGCGGACATTCGAGTTCGGCAACGCAGCTGCCGCAGCGGTTGGCGGGCAGGTATCCTCGGCGCTCGGTGTGCTCGGCGTTCCTGATTCGCCGGGCTGGCTCAAGGGAATCTCTCAGTTCGTCAGCGGCATATCCATTGGTGGCGGCGGTTCCGGTGGTGGCCTTGGTGCGTCCGATGGCGCTGGGATTGGCCGATTCGGCGGAGCGGCGCCAATCTCGGCGTCGGCCGCTGTGCCGGCGCCCGCAGCGCTTCCCGCGGGGACGGCTCACGGGGGCCGCGCGGGGCAGCAGCCCGGGCCGACATTCAACACCACGATCAGCGCGTTCGACACCAGCGATGCCGTGTCGATGATGCGTCGGCAGCAGGACGAAATCACGGCGGCGAAATTGGGCAGGTGGTCATAA